GTAACGTCAGTTAGTGTAGTGGTGCCTGTGAATATCTTGTTGTTACCAGTGGAGAAGATTACCTTGTCACCACTGTAGTCCACAAACTCAAATATAGTCTCTACACCAATACTGGAACCCAGTGGTGTTGCTGAGCTAGTCAGCTTGTTAATACCTTTACGTGCTGCAATACGTCCATACTTGTCAATGACTGCGTTCTCTGCTATGGAAGCAAAGGACGGGTCTTGACCCACAGGAGAGTCCTGAGTGTTTAACCCACGAAACCCCGGCGCACCAATGTATATGTTCTGACGTTGTTCAGCCATTATGGGACTCTAAAAATAAATTCTTCAGGGTTCTTATATGCGTCTAGCGCAATCTCGTCTGATAAATGACGGTCTGCAATGGCAAAGTAGTCTTGTGCAGTCGTGCCGCCAGTCTCTCCTCTTTCTCTTGCAAGTAAAGCGACTGCGATATGAACGATAGGATTAGAAGGCAATGCAGTCGTGTCTGTGTCATTGCTTAGTGCGCTTTCCCTCGCTATTAAGTCAAACCGTAAAGAGTATGTACCGTCTGGTGTAGGGTACAATGTAACTTGTGTATCGTCTGAACTATCTACACCTGAGTAAGTAAAGTACGATGGTGCACCGCTAGTAGACCCAGCATTGTATACTGCATTGTTTACCCATGTTGGTGTTTGATAGGTAACAAAGAAATTAGATGTGTCGTTAATGACACTGTATATTTTAACACGTTCTCCAGCATTTGTCAAGCTATATTCTGAAGTTCCTGACGATGTTGTGACAACTACTGTAGTCCTAAGTGTAGACCAATCGTGTGCATTCTCTACCTGTGTCTTTGCGTCATTTACAAAGTCACCTACCATCTTAGAGTACGCTGTGTTAGCTACTGCGGACACCTCATCTTCACGTAAGCGTCTAAGTACGCTGTTCACTAATGTTAAGTATTGTGTACTCATTAAATAAGTCCTTGGAATAACCCAATTTTAGGAGCTTGGTATACTGGCAAGCCTGTAAGCCCTGCAAGTATCTCTGGAGCTTCATATTTCTTTTCAAACTCAAAGTCTTCAAACATTGTCTTAGTTACTGACTGAGGCTGTAACATGCCAGCGCCTAGCCCTAGAGCAAGACCTAACCCTGTACCCGCACCCACGCCTTCTCCGCGTCCTTGTCCTAGACCTTCACCAAAGCCTTCTTCTTTTCCTGCGGCTTCTGCGGCTGCTGCTGCGGCTTCTCCTGCTGCTACTGCTGCCGCTACGTCAGCTTCTCCCTTGGCTACTGCACTAGCCACTGCTGCTTCTCCAGCAGCTACTGCGTCCGCTACAGCAGCTTGTCCTGCTGCCACTGCGTCTGCTGCCTTAGTCTCACCAGCAGCTATAGCGTTTTGTAGAGTTTCTTCTGCTTCAGCTTTTGTAGCTTCTAATGTTGCTTCTGCGTTAGCCATTGCATCAGCTAGCTTTTGGTCTCCATCAGCAATAGCTTTGTCTTTAGCTGCGCTAACTTCAGTAATTTTAGTTTCTAAAGTAGATACAGTACCTGTCAGTGTGTTTACTGAAGTTGTCAAGCCTTCTATGTCAGTTTTTTGTGCTTGTGTTACTTGTTGTTGCTCTTGTAGTGCAGTCTGAGTTGACTCAAGTGTAGTTCGTAAGTCTGATGCAGTGCTTTCTAAGTTAGATACTAAATTAGTTAAATCAGCAACTTCTTGTTGTTCTTCTTCTAGCTGAGATTCTAGTCTTTCTTTTTCTTTTGAGTATTCTTGTTCTGCTGTGTCAAGCTCATCTTTTAAAAGTTCTTGGTATTCTTCTACAGCATCAGCATACCGCTGGTTTCCTGCTTCTATAGCTTCTTGTTTTTGTGATTCTAATACTTCTAAAGTATCGCGCAGACCAGAAATAGTATCTTCTAATTCTAAAGTTGTTAGTTGCTCTCCAGAAAGCTCTTGCTCTAAGCCTTCTATAGTAGACTCAAAACCTGTACGTTCTTCAGCAAACGCTGACTCTACCTCTTGTACAGCGGAGCTAACTGCTGAATCAATATCAGCTTGGTTAAACTCTGTAGTGTCTTCAGGTAAGGCATCTATGGCTGCTTGTGTAGCTGCGTCTGCTTGTTCTTGTGTTAGTAGACCTTGGGTTGCTCCTGATACTGCTTCAGCTATCTGTGCGTCTACTTGTTCCTGTGTAAACGTAGGTGGTGCTATGTCTTCTTCAAAGTCTTCTACTTCAACTGCTTCAAGAGCATCGTCTAAAGTTATATCCTCAGTAATAATATCTAAAGGTGTGTCCGGTGGTGCTATAACTTCTTCAGGCTCGTCTGGCCTTACTGCTTTTTCAGTAGTGTCTGTAGTTTCTTCTGGAAGCTCAACCGTGCGTACAGCTCCATAAGCAGTATCTAAAATTTCTTTTATGGTAACAGGGTCAAGCTCTGCGTCACTCAGTATGCCTTCTGCTTCTTGCCTGTCTGAAGTTCTATTTCTTACTTTTTCTGCGGCAGTTTCAATACGTTCTTCTTGGAGCTTAGGGTCATCTGGGTCGTAGTATTTACCAGCAGTTGCTATAGAACTTAGCATATTAAGAGGGCCAGCAATACCACTTATGGCTCCTTCAGCTGTTGCCGGAGTAGCGCCACCCTTAATTACATCAAGCACATCTCCAACAGTCGTTACGCCGCTCGTATCTGTTGCAGTTGTGATGTTTCCTGCTGCGTCTATTTTAACATCTAACGCTTCTTCACCAAATAAACCAACGTCTGCAAAAATATTGCCTAATGCTTCCGCAGTACCTGCTGTTATCTTTGAAATCATAACAGCCTTGCCTATTTCAGCAAGAGTCCTGACGCCAGTAGCAAAGTCACTTTCATTTATTTCGTATGTTCTTAGCTCACCAAAGCTAAAAGGGTCATACAAATACTGTCCTGTGCTGTCTGAGAAAAGAGGATTAACACCGTACTGGCCCATAAGCTGTTGCACTTCAGGGTCTTGTGTGTATGCAGTGTACAGGGCCTGCTCGTAGTTTGCACCTGTAGTTGCCTGTATTTGAGGTACTTTGTCAAGCAGTAATGTTCTTATTTCGTTCTGAAAACCACCAAGGTCTTCTTGAGCAGTCGCTGTAAATCTGTTTAGTTTACCTGTAAAGTCGCCTTGGTCTTGTGAAAGTTCAGGAGTGTAGTCTGTGGTTGCCGCTGCGTAATCTTCTGCACTTACAACGTTTGACAGTGCAGTTGCGGGTATATTCATCCCTGCACCAGCAGCGGCAGATACACCGCCCATACCTGCGGCTTCAGAGCCAAAGGTATCAGCAAAAGGGTCTAACCCTGAAGTTTTTTCTGACTCCCTAAGACCTAAATCATAGTAAGCACTTACTTCGTCTGGGTCATCTGTGGTTGCTCCAGAAGCTAGTACGTCTTTGTATGCGTCAGTAATAGAGCCTAGCTGTCCTCCTGTGTACAGAGGATTAGAAGCTAGTGGAGGTGTAACTCCTGCTTGTTCTTCTTGTTCTTCTTCTTGCTCCTGCACAGCCACGCCGCCCATGAAGCCGGGAGGTAAGTCAAACTCTGACTCAAAGGGGTTACCAAAGAAGAACTGCTCTGCTCTCATTTGCCACCCCAGCTAGACAAGGTTTTGATACCAAAGCTGGCAGCTATAGCGCCACCAAGGAATGCTTTGTAGTAGTCTGGCATTGTAGACAAGACAGTGAACCCCTGCTCAACGTATGGAACCATTGACGGTATAAAGGCACCTATCAACGGTAAACTTAGGATAATAGCAAACCACTCGTCCTTCCAAGAGGACTGAGATGCTGCGGCTTGTTGAGTTTCCCAATCAGCGTCCGCATCAATACGGCGCATCTTGGATTCATGGACAGCTTGCTTTTCAGCAGCTTTATTTTTAAGGAAAGTACCTGCTAAACCAGCTATAGGCCCAATCAAAGATTGCCACATATACTCACCTTAAAAAGAAAGCTAGGGGCCACCGAAGCAGCCCCATGCTTAGCGGTTGTTACTTAGGCACAACCAAAGTCAAACCAGCTTCAGGACGCAGTACAGCGGTGCCGTACAGAGTGTCTGAAGTGAACAAGTTAGAGAGAAACTCTTGCTTGTACTGAGTTTGAGAACGAACACCCATCTGCTCTGCCATAACTAATGCGTCACGGTGGAACAAGAGTGCGCCCAAAGAGTCTACTGTACTGGCTGAGTTAGCAGCAGCAGTTTCGACTACAGGGCAGTTGGTGCTAACGTAAACGTCAATACCGTAGAGTTGACCAATCTGGCCGTTAGTAACCTGACCGTTGTTTACGAAGTCAGAGCTAACGTATCGGTCAATACCCATGATGGTATTACGCACTGAAGGAGGAACAACAAAGCTGCGTCCGTCCATAGGTACGTCCTCATCGTCCAGCTTCTGAATGATAGCACGGAACGCAGAGTCAACGAAAACATCTGAAGTTGTTACGGTATCAACAGCGTAGGTAGTCAGAGCGTTAGAGCTTGAGTTATCTACAAAGAAAGTACCGCCGTTGTTTGCGTAGGTGGAAGATGTAGAACCCGCGCTACCCAAGCCTGTAGCCAGAGAGTGCAGGTCGGTGTCAACTTGCTTAGCCAGTGCATAACCAGCATCTTCAGTATAGAACTGACGCAAAGAAGACAAGGCTTGTACATCCGTAATATCCTCAATCAAGCGTGAGTATTCAAAGTGCTTGTTGATGGATACTTGCACTTCGCCTTCAGTAGCGTTCTGCACAGTTACAGCAGTGTTCTCTGCTTTAGCGTGTGCATCGCCACGTACAGGCTTAGGTACATGGATAGTATCACCTTTCTTGCCAGCCATTGACATCTTCTTTACAAGATTGGCTAGAACAAGGTTCTTTTGGTATGCAGCGATGATTTCATCACTCCAAATTTCTGGGATAAAGGTTGCTGCGCTAGTATTGTCAACAAACCCCCCAGTCGCGGGATATGTAGAATCAGTCATTTAATATCTCCTAAGATATATCATTTGACCCTCTTTTCAGCATACGCTCTCATTATTTCGTCTTGTAGAGCAGCATACCTATGAGGGTCTTCTTTCATAAGTTTAATAATGTCTGCGCGTCTGTAAATCTTCTTGGGGCTTGACTCAGAGCTACCACTGGCATTGCCTGTACTAGCTGTTCGTACTGCTTGCTTGCGGCTCTGCTTCTCAGCAGTTGCAGCCTGACCAATCATCTGTTGACGTTCTTTCCAAAGATTGAAAAGCTCATCAGCAGCTTCGTAGTCGTACTCCTTGTCTGCCGCTACAAACAGCTTCGTCCTGATTTTGGATGCTTGAATCCACTCTGCAAACTTTGTATCCTGTAGGATACTCTCCATGTCAGGGTGATTAGTCTTCAGTGCAGACAATGCAGTTTGCATCTTGTACTGTTGACTTACTGATTCAGCTTCCTTAATCTTAGGATGATTCTGGATAGCCTGTGCTACTGCCTTCTCAGGGTCAGTAAAGAAGTCTACTTCTTCGACTTGTTCTTCTTGTTGTGGTGCCGGGGTGAGTTGTGCTTGGATGTAATTGTCAACAACCTTACGTAGTTCACCTACTTCAGAACTTTGACGCCCCAATAGCTTCTCAGCTTCTTGGTGCATCTGTACAAGTTCCTGTGCAGACTTACCTTGGTATTTGTCAGGAATCTCAGGTTCACTAGGAGTTACCTGTTCTTCCACTTCCGGTTGTTCTTGTTGTTCAGCAAATACGTCTTCAGTAGACGCTTGCTCATCCTCACGCTCAATTATTTTAGCCATTATTAAACTCCGTACCTTAGTATTATGGAGAGATTAAAAAAAGGGTTCTAGCTACGAACTTTGCTTTTTCTCGTATTGGATGTGACTCGCCCTAGCCTTAGCCCAACGCCTAGTGGCGTCAGGAAAGTCCCCACTGATGGGGTCTAAACTAGACCTGATAGGAGAGATAATCCTTTTAGCACTGTAACCGCACTCGCACCTAATAGTGTGTTGGTCTTCAGTGACTAATGCTTCAAATACATGCCCATTAAGACACTTGAAGTCGTACAATTTGAACATTATGCTTCTAGCTCTAGTTCTTCTTGTGGTTCTTCTTTAGCTTCTTTCTCAGCATTGTTAATTTGAGTTTCTAGGTTAAACAGAGTAGCAAGTATTGCAAGTTGTCCTTTACGGAAGTGCAAGTTCTCATTATCTGTTGTTTGTTCAACTGAGTTTATCTGCGCTACATTTTGGTTCAAATCAGTAAGAAGTTGTTTCCAACCTTCTGAACGAAACATCTCAAAGTAGTTAGCAAAGTAAACTTCAAGTTCTTTAGTCATCTTATGTATTCCCTTAATTAGTTTAAGATACAAGATAGATTATATCATACTTTTAACAAAAAGTAAAGGATTATTTTTACTTTTTCTTCTTTTTAGGTGTCATACGCTTTTTAGCTTTAGCAGCCGCTGCGCGACCTTTAGGTGTATACGAGTATTTTTTACCGCCTACCATTGGCATATCAGTCTTCCTCTCTTTTGGGTGGGTCTCTAAGTAACAGCTTAGTACCTACATCAGATACAGGCACTACTCTGGGTTCGCAATACGCATCAAAGTGTCTGGTCTTAGGCATTACAATAGCGTTCTGACCAACATCCTGATGCACTAAGGCTGTTTTGTATTCAAGGCAAGAAGTCAACTCACGGAAGGCTATCTCCAGTGTTGGTACATTCTTCTCAAGAATAACCAGCATAAAAATTAACATGGTCATGCTTTAAGGTCTACCGTATATTTGTCTTGGTTAAACACTTTTAAGATAGTGACCATTAGCTGCCCATTTCTATACTCATAGTAGAACTGTTCAAGATAAGTTATAGCCTGTACAGCGCCTTTGACTGCATATGTTTTTTGTTTTATAGAGTAAGACTCTTTAACTTTGTCAGTTACTATAAACTCATGTGCATTGACACTATTAGGGAAAGGAGGTATAGCTTCCACTATATCCTTCTCTTTTTCTTGACAGCCTGTGTTTTAATAGCTGTGGGCTTTCTCAAGTCCCAAGTTAAAATTACTAGCTTGGTGTCCCATGCTGTGCCAAGGATTCTTGGGCCTTGGTTGCGCACATACACTTCCGCACCGTATCCGCACTGTCCTTTGTTGAACAACAGCCAGTTCTTTGCAACTCTGTGTCGTTTTGCTGGGGGCTGCACATACCGCAACATCCTGTACTCTCGCATGTCGCAGAACAAGTTTGGGTTTTCTGGGTCATAGTTTACTTGGCTAGGAGAGCCTGTACCAGAGCTTGTATCTGCTCGTTGGTCTTCTCCTGAATCTTCTCCTGACGAGCCAGAGAGTTGACTATCGCTTCCACCTTCTGCTCCGTCACTGCCTGTGCCTGTCCGTTCTCCTGAGCCTTTTTTGCGGCTTGCTCCGCTATGGCAGCAATGCGCTCCCTGTCCTCTGATGCGTGGGCTGTGTTAGCCTGTAGTACACCCCAAGCTACAGCTAGGCTGACAGCGGCTGCTGCGATAGGTAGCGCCCACTGTGGCACCTTGATTGCGTTATCGGTCATTGTTTTTCCTTGTTATACTGCCCGTAACTTACCGGACTTTCTGTTTACTATCTTTGTGCTAGTTTCTATGACAAAAGCAGAATGCTGTTTAATCATCTCCAGAATCTCTAGCTGTACATCAGGGTCTTGTGCTTCAATGAGGGAACCTCCTAAGTAGGAGATTGTCTCTGAGTTGAGCCGT